CGCCCTTTAGAAAGCCACCCGCACCCATCTTGAGGGTGAACTTGGGGATGGAGATTGCTCCGCCCTTTTTCTCTTGAAGAGGTGGGAAGATTGAGCCACTATAAGCACCCGGCTCAGTAGTGCCTTGCATAGCACCGCGGATCATGTTGGCTTGCTTTTGCAAGTCACCGGGGAACTCCAACTCAGCCAATTCTCTGATGGTCATTAAGTCATTGCGGCCAAGAGTGTTCTTGGACTCAGGGTCTGGTTTGAGGCGATGCCTACCAAACTCATTGAGCAGTTCTTCATTGACTTGCTTGTGATAAGCATCAATTTCTGTTTGTGTCAGATACTTAGCATTGGGGTTGGCTCGACTGTAATACTTGCGATTTTCATAATTAGGGAAAGCCTCATCAAGAGTCTTCAAGCCTGTGTTGTGCAAATCATTAATATCTTGCCATTCACTAGACCTTACAAAGTCTTGGACATAAGGCAAATACTTAGACTCAGGAGCGCGGTTTTGTTTACCTTTAATTTGATGGATGGTTTCAATTGACCGCTTTGCAGGTTCATATGGTATGTTAGCCTCATCAAGATGCATTTGCACCCCTTCAATGTATTGGCTAGGGCTTTCAGAAGTGTCATTGTAATGACGATGCATCTCACCAACTGTTTTAAAATTTGGGTCATTGGGTAATGGGGTGTCACTATCCAATATTTTCTTGTGTTTCTCATACCAAGAGGGGGCATCATAGTCAGAGCCAACCTCAATAGTAGTATGTGGTTTACCCTCAGGGTCTACTAAAGAATAAACCTTGGCATCACCCCTTTTAATAGCCTCATAACCACCCAAACCATAGTTAGGGCTACCCGCAACACCTGATTCATTTATCCACTCAGGATGTCCTGAAGGCGGCTCATACCCTCTAACAGAATGGCCCATGGCATTTGACTCAGCAGTAAATTGACCGGGTTTGTTTAATTGAACCCACTTGTATCCCTCTTCTGGATAATCTTTGTGGATAGTCATGCCCTCAAGTTTTTTAGCCTTGGCTGTTTCTTGCGCCTTGGCTAGTTCTTGGTTATATTCATTGGTGCGCTCAACAGCCTGTTTCATTGACACTTTGCTGAGTTGGCTTGGATTAATTCTTCCAGCCGCCAAGTCCTCTCTTAAAACATCTAAAATGTGATTGAATTGCAATTGATTTACAGCATAGTCATTAATTTCATAAAAAGGCGTGTCATCTGGTAGATTAACCATCCAAGGATTTTCCTTGCGACGTGTAGCGGTGCCATATTTTTTTAGTGGAGTAATGTTATTTCTTAAAAGATCATCTACTCCCTCTTCCCACATTCTTCCTTTATTAGTTGTGGCAATGTGTTCTTCTGGCATTCCTTGCTTAATTCGCGCCCTTTTATTTCTTGCAAACTGGTCATAACTCGTATTAAGAGCATTTCTCATTGCCCCCTCATCTGCATAATGAGTAATGCCCTCATCAGCCAATAGGCGAACTGGGTCTTTTTCTGAACCCATTTGTTTCTTAACATAGTTGGTTAAGTTAGAGTCAATCCATTTGTCCAAAGCATATTGGTTATCAAGGTTTTTGTTAATATCAAGATATCTTTGTTGCAATTCTGGGGTGTAGTCTTCAGTTTTCTTGGCATGATTTTCAGCCCTTTGAGCAGTTTCTTTAGATTCATCGTACCAAGACTTGGGAGAGTCATAGCCATAACTTTCTTTAAGTGGCCCCAAATTATCCTGTAAGTTATCAATCTTCCTATTACCACCCTCTGGCTTGATGATGTTCATCACAGGAGGGTTAGTCAGAGACTTAGGAATGCCGGGTACAAGGGGTTGACCCATGGCAATCTTCTGCCCTGCGGTCTCACCGAGTTCTTTGCCCACAGTCTTTATTCCCTTGGCTACCGTTGACCCAGCCTTGGGCGCGACTATCTGGGAGACGCCATACATACCCAACTTAGAGGCTACATCCTCAGAGTGTTGAGCCTCCTTGCCCGCTCCCAAATCCTTGAGGGATGGTATCTTCTTTAGCACGCGCTCAGAAGTTGGCAGAGCCGCCTCTTCTTCTACTAAGTTAGGCTTACCTGCAAGTTCACCTGCATAGTTAATGCCCATGCGACCCAATTCCTCAATGTCACCGGGTGCGCCAGCAATTCCCGCGGCAGTTCCTCTTGCTGCACCATAGAGCATGGGGCCAAGACCTTGAGTAAACGGCTCATAGAATGGGCGGTCTTTACTTGTCTTTGTGCCACCACCACGACCAAACTTTGGTAAACGAAACCGATTCGGTTCAGCCTCGGTTACACCACCCTCTGCATACTGCTTGCCCTTAAAGGCAAACGATGGCATAGCAGGGGAAGTTGGGTTGGGGTTCTTCTTAGTCTTGTAGTCCCTACCTTTAAAGGTCTGGGAGGCTACATCAGTAGGCTGACCCTTAATCATGCCAGCCATCAAAGCCATTAACTTGCGGATGGATTCCTTATCATCCTCATTCTTAATCCCTCTGAGTCTTTTCTCAAAGTTGGACATATGTATCTCACCGCCAGACTTTTGCCCAGTGTATTTCTTAATCAACTCGCGGTACTTGGCAACTTCATCAAGCCACTGGTCATCCACCAACTGATGGGGGAAGACCTTTTGGATAGTCCCAGTAAAGTCTTGGGGGCGCTGAGTTGAGGCAATGTGCTGTGCTGCATCAGGATAGGATAGGGTGAATGGGGTCAAGACCTCTTGGTGACCTAAAGACTTGCCACGAATCCCTTTCTCATAGGTATTGTGACCCGCGGTGTCGGTCAACTTTGCACCCGGAACCATCTCCCCGGCTGATAAGCCAGTCAGATTGACCTCCATGTTGCGCAACTGTGGCTCAGTAATAGCCCATTGGATGTCCAAGCCATTAGGCAATCCCAAGGGTTGAGTCACCTTAGGTATCTTCATTCGGTTGTTAAACCACTTCCTCATCTCAGGGTCAGCCCTCATTGCCTCCATGGCTGCATCTCGATCAGCAATGCCGGGCCAATTAGAAAAGGAAATCTGCTCTGTTACACCTGTCTTTGGGTTTGTCTTTGGATAGCCTTGAGCAATCAAAGCATCAAAGGTCTGCATATCTTTAGGCTTAATCTTGGTGAAGTCCATCGCCCTTAGGTTGGCATCAGCAAAGTGCATGGCAAAGTTATTGGAGACAGGCCCCATAGCCATGTGCTGCCCAACCACTCGCTCTGGCTCATAGAACTCAGCCACATCCGTAAACTTGTTCTGAGCCTGTTGTGCTGGCCCCTCATTGGATGCCCAGAAGAGAGGGTTCTTACCACGCGCCTTGCCCAAGCCATATCTTGCCCCACCCTCTTGGATGGATTCAATCCCCTCAATATCCCCAACTCGCTTCAAGACTGAGTCAGAGATGGTCTGGTCACCCGGGATAGCCACATTTACATCACCCTTGCGGGCTTGGTACACATTGGACTGCCTTGCTTTACCTGTCGGCACAACCTCATAGTCCAATCCCTTGACGCGCTCATTCTCAAGACGCGAGCGCCCAGCCAAGTTCTTGGTATCCCCTGCCTTGCCAGACTCCACGTGTTCACCCAGCATCTGCTTAGACACGCGAGTAGCCATAGCATCTATCTCTGCCTTGGTCTTAGGGGTAGCACGAGCCAAACGCATGGGCAAAGCCCGGTCCGTTTCATTTGCTGCCTTGGCCGTCTTAGCCAGAATATTAAGTGCGCCCATGTTTTACACCGCGTAAGGGTTGACCCGTTTGGGTTTTAAATCTAAATAATCATCATCATCATCATAACGAGGCTCTGGGTTTATGTCTAGGAACCCCATATCTTTAAGCAAGCGAATAGCCTGAGTTGCGCTATCCACATAGTCATCATGGGTGGAATCAGGGAATGAGCATATCTGGCTCAAAAACCCCTCGCACCAGTCTTTGACATAGCCCTTGCGCACTGAGGACTCTGGCAGCCAGACGCGACCAGTCGTAAAGATGGAGGCGGTAATCTGGAGCCGGGTCATCTTATCGGCATTGCCGGGGTTCCATGCCCTTACAGGCAGATGCATTGCCCTTAACTCTTGCACTAAAGACAGACCAGACGCCTTTGCCTCCACGAGGATTAAGTCAGGGCGCTTGGCATCCCTCCCCTCACCATAAGAGACACGCCACTCTTCAATGACCTTAGGCTTGAGGTTGGGGAAAGTCAGATGTTCTGCCCAGCAGTCAATCAGCAGCACAGACATGGGGCCATCCATAGGCTTGAACACGCCCCAAGTAGTCATAGCCGTAGGATCGTTGTATTCCTTATCCGTATAGGCGCAGTCATAGGACTGCACAATGTACTCAAACTTAGGGAATGGTCGGTCAGCAGGCCACATCTGGAACATATCCCGGCTGACAACCTTACCATCCTCGAGGTCAACTATCTCACCCATGACCTCTTGCTGATAGAGTTTGCTGCCCTTGTACTGCTCTAATTGCTTGCTGAAGTTGGGTGCAAGGTTAGCCTTATTCTCATAGGTACTGGCTCGGTCAATGACCACATCACCACCCTCTCTGCCCACCAGATCAAGGATTAAGTCCTTAGGCTTGGGCGTGGTAGTCACAATCACTCGAGGCTGAGTGCCTAAGCGCAGACCCATCATCATCATGTCCCATGCCTCCCCAGGCCCCAGATACTGGAATGCAGCCAACTCATCTGCCCAGCACCAATGGAACTGCGGCCCCCTTAGCCGTTCATAGGAATCCCCAGAAATGCCGCGAATGATAGAGCCATTGCTCAGTTTGATCTGGTGATCCTGTTTGTTATAGTCGGTAACCAACTCCTGAGGAATGCAAGCAAGTAAGCCTGACTGCCCCTCAAAACAAGTGAACTTGATGTCATTACTAGTTGGAGCCAGTACAAGCCCTCGAGTACCGGGGTTTGTCCAACACCACCACCAAAGCGCCTCTGCTGCCGAGCGCGTCTTCCCCGCGCCCCTACCCGCGAGCATCATCCAGACAGTGTAGTCATATTCCAATGGCGGGGGTATCTGGTACTTATGGGCGCTTGCTATCCATTTTGCATGGGCTATTTGGGCAATTCGGTCATGCTCTGCCTGCGCGTCAAACTCTGCCGCGACTGCTGGGTCTTCAAGCAACTCAGCCAGCACGCTTAGTCATCTCCATGTTCTTAATAATCTCAAGGAACTTATTCGCCCCAGTATCCTCAGTCTTGATGGCTGCACCTCCCTCAACCCCCTCAATGGCCACCCTATCCCCATACTTGGTGGGATGGAACTTAGCCAGTAACTTGAGCCGGGTTTCAATACGCAACTTCCGGTGACCAAGCATATCCTCGGTGGTCGTTGATGACCCCTTGTCGCTCATGGTCTGCACCTGACCCCACTGGGGATTGTCAGCAATCTGCAGGCATTCCTCAGCCAAAGCGTCATAGCCAATGTCTCGGGCGCGGGCGATGGATGCGGAAAGATCAGGATCGCGACCCATCCAATCGTAAACTGTCCTCCATGCAGGAAAGCCATCATTCTCTCTACATATCTGTCTAAGTGGTATTCCCTCACTTAGTTGTTCACATATGATTCTTGCTATCTTAGGGTCATAGTTAGATGGTCTGCCTATCTTAGGCTTTGTTTTGGGCTTGGGGGATTTTTTGGGGGCAACTGCACCCTGAGCCTTGGCGGCCCCTATAGGTTTCTTAATAGTCTTATTAGTTTCAGGCATTACCCTTAGTCCCCATGAATAGTGAATGATTGCAGAAATCAATTCGCTTACAGTTCGCTATAAGGTGTTGGTGTCCTGCCTTGAACTTTATCGCAGGTTGCCAGTCTCAGGCTTTCGCCACACCAACACGGCTGAAGACTGAGTATCCCCCTGTTTTACGAGAGGCAATCTTCATGCGTGTTGGAATCTTGATTTTACTACAGATGAAAAGAAAAGAAAAGTCCTAGTCTTTCCTAGGAGTCAGAGGCTTATAGGTGTCCTCATTCACCATGGGTAACCGAATCGGTTTTGATTCACTATCGGTTCAATATTGATTCGCTTTTTAGATAAAACAAAGAGTAACCATAAATGCCATAAAAAGAAAGCCTATGATGCATTTTTGCCACAATGGCTCTGCATGGTAATACTCATACTGACTTGGTAAGTCCCTCATCATGTCATCTATCTCATGTCGGTTCATATCCAATCCTTTAAATTTTTAGGTACTTCAATAGGGGGTTGCATCAGAACTGCTCTTGGCTTTGGGGGAGGCTTGCCCCCCTCCTTAACCACATAAACCCACATGACCACAAACCAAAATAAAAAAAGGAAAAATG